AGTAACTAGCCTAGTCGATGTTATTACCCAGGTCGGCACAGGGGCGATGCCAAAGGAAACAGCCAAGCCAGTTTTGCAAGCTGCGTTCCCGTCGTTCAGCGAAGAGTTAATCAACGCAATTATTGATCCAATCGAGCCAGGAAGCATCTTGGCAGATGGCGTTCCGCAAGCTGCTGCATCGCCAGGACAGGATGCTAGCGGCGTATATATGGGGCTGTCTACGCAGCAATGGAATCGCAATCGAAAGGCCATCCAAAAGACGCTCGACGAACTGAAGGACGGCACTATGTCGGCAGCAGTTGCGACTGAGTTTCTTAAGTCGGTCGGAATGCCACAAGAGAGCATCGACGTACTTATCCAGGATGCTGTAGACGGACAAATTGACACGCAACTTCCTGCGGAAACGGAGGTCGCAAGTGTCGCATAAAAAGGGCAAGCTACCACCGACAAAGACTGATGCTTTAGCTATGCGTTCGGTGTCGATTCAAACAGCAACTGCTGATGCAACTATGCGCTCAGTTCGCGTTGTGACTGCGACAGAAAATCCGATAGATCGATGGGATGAGCGGCGCGGCGAAGTAGTTTCGGAAGTGCTTGAAATGGACGGTATGAGAATGCGTTCCGGCGCAACTCAGATTCCAATTGTAGATAGCCACGACACGAGCACGGTTCGCAATGTACTCGGAAGCCTTCGTAATCTCACGATTGAAGGTGATGAGTTCGGCGGCGTTGCTCATTTCGCAAGTGATGATGAATCGCAGCGAGCTTACACGAAACTTATCGACGGGCACATCACAGACTTTTCGATCACAGCACAACCTAACGAAGTGCTTGAACTGAAGGTCGGACAACGATACACGACATCGCGAGGAACCGAGGTCATCGGTCCTGCAAATGTCATCACGAACTGGACGGCACTTGATGCCAGTCTCGTTGCTACTGGGGCAGATTCAAGATCGACAGTTCGCCGGTCTTACACAGACTTAGAAAAAAGGGAACGAGCAATGGACGAAGCACTATTGAGCCAATTGTCATCGATGGGATTACCTGAGGGTGTCGTCGATCCTAATCAGGTTTTGATGTGGGTTGTCGGCAAATTCGGCACACCCGCTGACACGGTTGAATCGGCAATTGATGAAATGCCAGTAGATGAAACGCCGGTCGTTGAGACGGTTGTTGAAAAGATGGAAGGCGAGAAGCCAGCCGAAGAAATCGTTGCTACAGCACGAGCCGCAGCAGAAGCACAAATCAAACGCACGCTGGCCACTGACCAAGTGCGACGTTCTGAAATTCAAGCAGCATGCAAACTTGCAAAGCTCGATCGTTCCTTCGCTGACGAGCTTTGTAACAATTTCGTGACAGTGAAGGAAGCTAACACAAGGATCATAGAGAAAATGGCAACGCAATCGTTAGGTCGCTCAGTCGGTGGGGACGCGGTTCGCGTTACCGGATCGGCTGATGACAAGTATTTCGCAGCAGCACGTGACGGCTTATTGATGCGAGCACAGACTGCATCGCGAGTGCGTCGTAATTTGTTTTCAGGTGATAAGCCTTCTGACGGCGCAAGTGATTTCAGTCGCATGCCTCTGATGCGAATGGCCGAAGCATTCATGCGTCGAGCAGGTGTTGACACGGACAAGTTCAATTCGCCAGATATTGCAAGGGCCGCGATTGGTGATCCGAAAGCACTTGCACGAATGAACATTCGGCGAGGCGATCCGGCTTATCACACGACTGGTTCATTTAGCAATCTAATGCTCGACGCGGCCAGCAAAACTTTGCTAGCCGGCTACGAAGAAGCTCCATACACCTGGAACCTTTGGGCGCGTCAGGCTGCTTCTGCGGTTGATTTCAAAAGCATCAATCGCATTCGGTTTAGCGAGTCGCCAGACCTTGAGCACGTTCCGGAAAACTCTGAGTATCCAGAAGGTGTGATGACTGATTCGAAAGAATCCTACAAGGTCGAGAAGTTCGGCAAGATGTTTTCGGTGACATGGGAAACCGTTGTTAACGACGACCTCGATGCGATCAGCCGCGTTCCTGCAATGCATGGCAACGCAGCACGGCGGACGCAAAACAAGAAGGTTTACGAGGTTTTGACAAGCAACCCGATAATGGGTGACGGCGAGAATCTGTTCGATGCAGATCACGCATCGGGCAGCAACATATCGGGAGCGGCGGCAGCGCCAAGCGTGACAACGCTGAATGCTGCGTTCGTGAAAATGATGTTGCAGAAGGGACTGAATAGTTCTGCGATTCTCAATATCGTTCCTCGATTTGTGATCGTTCCTGTTGCTTATAGCGCAACGCTGTTGGAGCTGTTCGGATCGGTCAGCTACAACGCTGCCAACAATAATGAAGGCATCAAGAACATCTACGGACCAAGTGGCGATCGGCCGTTGACTCCAATCGTTGAGCCACAGCTAGACGCTGCGAGTTCAACAGATTGGTACGTGGCTGCCGACCCGGGCCAGATCGACACTGTGGAACTTACGTTCTTGAGCGGTGAGGAAACGCCAGTGCTCGAAGAAGTTTGGGACTTTGATCGCGATTGCTACAAGTACAAGATCCGCCAAACATTTGGCGTCAAGGCAATCGATTGGCGTGGCCTGTTCCGCAACAAGGCATAGTGCCTGACTAGTTGAGATAAACAGTTTGCTGGTTCTGCTAAAACCAGCGTTTGCACGACGCAACGTAGCGGAATGCGAGGATCGTTGTCCTAAGATTGAAAGATAAAACAAATGGCTGGTATCCAAGATTTACAAGAGTACTCCGAGGACTTTGTAGGCACATCGGCTACGCTTCCCGCGGCTGCTGACCCTGCAACTCCATGGCTGATTGTCGATACATCTGCGGCTGGTGCACCAACTTTTGTTCGCGCAGCAGGCGAGGCAACGCTAACACTTGCTGCAACCAGCGAAGTGGAAAACGTATGCCTGGCGCACGGTGACGCGCTCAGCTTCGACATCGACGCGATACTGAATGTGGAGATGCGAGTAAAGCTAACTGCTGTCTTCACAACCGGCAGCGAGTTGGTTTTCGGCGTTGCATCGGCACGCAACGACACTACTGACAGCGTGGCGGCTCATGCTTGGTTCAAGATGGTCGGTGCTAGTAGCGCTACAGCGGTATACGTCGAGACAGACGACAGCGTTCGGGACAATGACGACGTGGCAACCGCAGCAACACTTGGAACCACTTACAAGAAGTTTGTTATCGACTTCTCGAACAAAACGGACGTTAAGTTCTACGTTGATGGCGCTCGCGTCGCGGCCGCAACCACGTTTAACATGGCGGGCTATACGCTTGGCTTGCAACCATTGATTCAGCTTCAGAAGGCTGCGAACACCAACGTGAATGCAGTCGTCATTGATTACGTCAAAATCATTGCACGTCGATAACCAATGAGCCTACACGACATCATCGAAACCGATGCAATCACCGTATTCTGCAACGTCAATGATTTCGCGGAGACGGTGAAGTATTGGCCAAATCGTGGTGCAGGATGCAGTCGAGAGATAAAAGCCGTCGTAATGCGCGAGCAGATAACGGCCTTTAGCGAAGACGGTCAGACGAACCTTCCAGCGTTCCAGGTGCATGTAGCGAACAGTTCAGTAACTGGCATTAGCAGCAGTGAGCTAGATACTGGCGGAGACTTAATCGAGTTACCGCCTCGCGACGGCAAAAAAGCAGAGATGCGAAGTATCACTGAATTGATAACGCAAGATCATGGAATGCTGGTGATCGAATGCCGCTAACCGTTGTCGATTCAATAGCAACAGTGCTGATGACTCGACTGTCAACATTGATTGGAGGTGACGAGCAGACTGATGTCGTGGAGGTAATCCGACCGTCGCGACTTGGAAACTATACTCCGAAGGATCTGCAAATTGTCGTCACGCAAGCGAATCCAGATAGGGTAACGGAGCTCGACTGTCCGGGAAGTCCACCTGCATTGTGCTGGCGGCAAGTGTTCAACATTAACTGCCACGTAATGCCAAGCGAAATGGATGCAACATCAGTCGATCAACTTAGCAATCAATTTGCTGCCGACGTGGTGAAGGTTGTAACGTCACCTAGCACGTGGCACAGCTTCGGCGGCTACTCGATAAATGCGGAATGGCTTGACATCCAAAACATGCAGACCGGCGAAGCTTGCGACGGTGTGACGGTTCCAATTGCAATCACTTATCGAGTATCGGAAAATAATCCGTATGAGGTGCGAGCATGAACGTAACTATAAAGCAAAGCAGCTTGGACAGCCTTATATCGGCGTTAAAAGACACGGAACGCAAGCTTAAGAAAGAACTACAGGTAGCCGTCAACGCAACTGCGAACAAAGCAAAATCAATCATCAATAAAGAGATCCGCAGCGAGTTGGCAACGACTGCTACGGCAATTAATGCAACGATAAGAATCAAGCGAAAAGCAACCAACGATGCGCCAAGTGCATCAGTCGAGGTAAAGAAAACGGCTCGCATTAGCTTGCGTGAATTCGGAGCGCGACAAACAAAAGCGGGCGTCACTGCAAAGATCAGCAAAACAAAAGGCCGCAAGACTTATGCAGGTGCATTTCAGGGTCCTAAGCCTGGACTTATGAAAGCAAGCTGGCGCGGCCATGTTTTCAAGAGGGTCGGAAAATCGCGATTGCCAATTGTCAAGCTACATGGTGCGTCACCGTTTGGCGTCATGACAAAAGGAAAGAAGCTAGGACCGTCAGTTGAAGCGACACAGGCAGAACTCGAAAAGCAAATACAGCGGCGAGTTAGATTCATCACATTGAAAAAGACAGGGGCGATTTGATGCCACTACTAAAACGAATTCGCACGATAGCAGTAAAGGTTGAATCTGTTATAGGCACGGCTGAAGCGTTAACCGCTGCGGAAGGTGCATTCAACGCGTACAACGTAATGGCGCAGCCAACGCCGGCATTCGAGCAGCGAGAAGCTCAGGGGCAGTTCGGCGTTCTCTCTGCTGTGCCTGGTCCTGTATCGGGCACGGTCTCATTCCGAACGGAGTTGGGTTACGACAATACGAACATTCCAGCTTGGGCTTCGGTATTGTTTCCAGCGTGCGGCTATGTCAATTCCACTGGTACATTCACACCAAGATCGGTAGCGCCAGGTGCAAGCGTAAAGACTGTAACTATCGGTTGCTATGTCAATGGATTGTTCAAATCAATTGCGGGTGCAGTCGGTAACTTCAAGCTAATTTTTCCAACCGGAAAGATGGCATACATCGATTGGACATTCACCGGAATTTGGCAAGCAGTTACTGATACGGCTATCATCGCTCCAACGTATCCAACGCTCACGACTGAGCCGCCTCTGCGAGCCGCAAACATGACGACGACATTCAATACAGTGGCCTTCTGTTCTGCTGAGATATCATTCGACTCGGGAAATAAAACGACACTGATTCAATGCCAGTCAGGCAACGGATTAAAGAACGCATTGATTGTCGATCGATCGCCAATATTCACCTCAGATCCTGAGTCGCTGCTAGTCGCAACTCAAGATCGATACGCACCGCTACTGACGACTACCGAGCAAGCGTTAAGCCTTGCAATTGGCACGGCAATAACGATCACAGTTCCAAAAGCTCAGTTGGTCGATAATCAAGAAGGTGATCGCGAAGGTATCGTGATTGACCAATTGACATGGCAGGGGAATAAGAACGCTGCCAATTTAGACCAAGACGTTTCAATCGTATTTAGCTAACGGACAATATGCCAATCTCACTCGAACCTGATAAGCGTTTTGCGGTCGTGCTTGATGGCGACAAAGACAAACCAGCCGATTCTAGGCCTACGTTTTTTGCCAAGTCGCAAACGATGCGCGGTCACGAATCGGTTTTGGAAGTGATCGATTCAAAGCACTTGCCGGATGCTACTGTTGCAGACGTGTTCAGCCGAACATGCGACAAGCTCAGTGAAGTGATTTGCGACTGGTCCAACATGGGTTCATTTGTTTTCGGCAAAGCAGAACTCAAGGATTTGTTGACGTATCAAGAGGCGGTAGAGTTGCTTCAAAAGGTTGGTCGCAACTCGCATGTGGAACCAGAGGAAAAAAAAAGCTAAGGGTAGCGGCACTCATTCGAAACGGGAAGTTATGCCGTCACTGTACTGCGAAGACGTGTAACGACATTGGAACGGAATCCGAACCTACAAGCGTGGAGTGTCCATCATGCGACGGCGAGGGATGCGATGAATGTATCGATGGAGAGTTCGGAATAAGCGGTTGTCCTAACTCTTATTGTCGATCAGTGATTTCGACTATTGATCTTATTGAATTATTTGAAAAAGGATTGCCACCTGTGAGCGGTGGCGTGCTGAATCAATCGGCTAGCTTCCTCAATGCGGCCAAGTACTTTGCAATTCAAAACCAACTAGCGAAAGCCGACCAGTGAGCGAAGGCGTCGAGATCCTGATTAGCGCAGATGACCAAGCATCAAAGGTGCTTGGCAATGTGGCTAAGAACGTCGATGCAAAAGTAAAGCAGATCAAGGAAGTCGGTCGCGGCGCTAAGGCATCAACTGAATTTGTCGGAACGCTTGCAAATTCACTCGGTGGTTCTCAGTTCGCATCTTACGCAGCGGGCATAGCGCAATTGAGCGAACGGATTGGAAACTTCAGCGAGGTTTCAAAAGCTGGATCTGCTGGCGCACTGGCATTCAAAGCCGGGCTGCTTGGAGTCGCTGCTGTTGCTGGATTCAAAATCGGTTCAATGATTGGTGACTGGGCTTTCGAAACTGAAAAGTGGAGGAAGCAACTTTCAGAAGCTAACGAACTTCTCAAGATAGCAGGCGAAGAAATATCGCGAACAGATTCTATAAAGCTATCGTTTCGAACAGAAAAAGCAGAACTGCTAGGTGAAGTAGAGTCCAGGAAGCTTCTTAATCAATTGACTGAAGAAGCGTTCGCAATAGAAACGCAGATTAAAGCAACGAAGGCGGCACAACTCAAAGACAACGAAGGGCTAATTGGCTACGCAAGGTATTTAGCTGGAAATTCGGAAATTATCAAAGAGGCAAACAAGGAAGAAATTGCCATATCGCAGAATAAGCTTGAGTTAATCAATAAGGAAAAAGATGCGATAGCAGCGAAACTCAGTCCGTATAAGCTAGAGATCGAAGCACTCAAAGAAGCGAACGCGTTAAAAAAGCAAAACGATTTATACATCAAAAGCTTATCCGATGAAGTCGAGCTGCTAAAGCAATCCAAAGACACTCGCGCAGGCATTGAGGCACTCCAGAAGTCAGGCGGTGATGCGCAGGCAGCAGCTAAGATTGAAACTCTACTCAAGGAAAAGGACGCTTTGCTTGCGGTGGCCGAACAGGAAAAGAAGAATCAAGCCGACGCTGAAAAAGCGATGGACAAGCAGATCGCAGACGCTGAGAAAATCGCGAATATTCGCAAGGACGAACTAACGAAACTCGAAGAACAACGCATCCTGCTAACGCAAGGTAAGGAGGCAGCGGCTGCGTTCGCGCTCGAGCAAAATGGGCTGGATAAGGCGACAGCGGCGAAGATAGCAGCAGAGCAAACTAAGCTAGATACCCTCGGCGAAAAGCAGAAGGAACAAGCACCGCAATCAGCAGTGCAAGGTCGGCTACTCACTCGCGGACCCGGTGATGATATAGCCAAGCAGCAACTAACCGTACAACAAAACATGCTGGCCGCTCTAGGTGTGATTAAGCAGAAGCTCCCGCTATCGACATCCACAAGTATTAAGTATGAGGTAGTTGGACGATGACAATTATCTCAGTAGATCTGATGTGGTCACGACAGACTAGCAGCGACAATTCGCCAGACGGAAAGACGTTCACATCGACGTATGGTTCTGCGTATCAAGTAGTTCACACGATCGGTGAGACAGATGACAACATTCGATATGCACCAGGAATCTATATCGGGAATTCATATCTAACAAGACGATTTGCGTACTGCACTAATGTAGCTATCACAAGCCGGCCTGGGCCGATACTTTCAATCGTCGAAATAACATGGGTTGGTGAAAGCGTTCCAGGCAGTCAAGACGATCCGACGAATCAAGAGCCCGTGATTAGATACTACAGTTCAACGACGAATGAACCTGTTGATACTGACGGCAATGGATATCCGCTTACAAACGTCAATGGTGATGTTATGGAAGGCTTCACTAAGGACGTTACTGATATGGTGCTTGAAGTCACTCGAAACTTCCGGTCAGTCAGCGGCAAACTTGCGTTACAGTATTGTGATTCGACGAACTCAGACACGATGAACGTGTTCGGCGACGTATGGCAAGCTGGCAGCGGTGCATTGCAATCCTTCGGCATTACTCCAGTATTGCAAAACGGTATCGTTCAGTATTTTAATGTAACTGCTGTTATTATGTTTCGGCAAGCCTTCAATACAATTCCGTCGCGTGCATGGTGGCATCGATACCGCAACGAAGGACTGAACGAGCGGACTGGCGTAACTGTTGCGTTCTCCGGCGGTGGCGGAAGCGGAGCTGCTGGCTATGCGGTATCTGCAAGCGGAGGCATCACCGCGATTGTCGTAACGAACAAAGGACGAGGATACACAAGCGCTCCTTCTATTACGATTGGCGTCACAAGCGGAGCACCTGGATCTGGAGCGACGGCTACTTGCACAATTTCAGATGGAAGAGTTGCGACGGCATCGGTAACTGGAGCTGGAACTTTATACAACTCGCGACTCGTACCGTCAGTCGATGGGAACAAAGAGCGAGTGACAAAGCCTGTACTGCTGCAAGCTAACGGCCAGCGAGAATCGAACGCAGACAATGCGGTGTGGCTGGAGCGACCAAAGAAATCCTACTCACTTCCATACTCTGTTCTGGGGCTACTTTAATGGCAGACGAAATTACAGTCGGTGCTTCAATACGTGTCATCAACGGGAACATGCGCGACGAATTCAATCCAGGAACTCTTTCCTATACGCAAGTAGCGGTAGGAGGTCCAACACCTGGCTATGTCACGATTGGAACCAGCGAGGAAAGCTTTGCATTGCCGGAGCTGTCAACAAAGGGCTGGGTGATGATGCAGAATCTCGACGCCACCAACTTTGTTCAATGGGGATTTTCAACAACAGTCTACGGTGGCCGCATGAAGGCTGGCGAGACTGCTGGACCGTTTAGGCTTGACGTTCTTGCGATATTCCTGAAGGCAGATACGGCTGCGTGCAAGGTGCAAATTAAAGCATACGAGGCGTAGCGTGAAAGATGACGGCGTAGTAATCGGAAGGCTGACTGCCGACGATCTTGTTAAGATTGTCGATCACTTCCGCATTCATGGTTTGCTGGGCAGTCCGTCGAGGCAGACCGACGCAACATTTACTCCGACTCCTATCTATTTTTACAACGACTCAGGCGCTACAATTCCACCATATGCGTGCCTGCAAGCGACAGGGACAGTTGACGCTTTACAGAATTATCTCAAGGTTAAAAAGCCAGCCGACATTGACGGAACGGCTGGAAGTTTTTTAGTCAACGGTCCAGCCGAAGTACTCGATAAGGATTATGGAATCGCACAGAACGGGCCTGTGGTTCGCGCATTTAAAAACACTGGAACCGTAGCGGCCGGCGGGAAGTGGCGACCGACTGTTAGCCAGTGGTATATGACACTAGACACCGCAGGGTTATGGTCGGCAGTTGGACTCGACGACATTGCAGCAGATGTTTTCAAAATCTTCATGCCTGTCGGAGGTGGCAGCACATCGTTATTCAAAGTTACGATGAAAGCACCATGGTCGTCGGGAGTTGCCAATTGTGATATTTACTCGATAGACGGAGTAACATTTACTGATACGACGATAGACGCAAATGTTTACGACGGGCTTTCAATTTTCGCTAGCCTAACAACGGGCGATCACCTACTGGCAATTCTGCAAGCTGGTAAGTACTACGCAATTCAAGCACCATGTCCATAATTTAGGAACTGTTCACAAATGGCATCATTCAATAAATTCAATTCGTTCGTCGAAGCTTTAGCCGAAAAGGTGCACAACCTCGGCAGCGATTCACTGAGAATCGCATTGACGAATACTGTCCCAGCAGCGGCAAACACTCAGTTGTCGCACATCACAGAAATTAGTTACACAAACTGTTCAACGAGGGTAGTGACGACAACATCTTCGTTGCAAACTTCGGGGACTTACAAGCTCATTCTCGCTGACTTGACACTGACGGCTTCGGGCGCTGTAGGACCGTTTCGCTATGTTGTTCTATACAATGACACTGCAACGAATGACGAGCTAATTGGCTGGTGGGATTACGGCTCGGCAGTAACGCTTGCGTCACCAGAGACGTTTCTGATCGACTTCGACGGAGCCGCTGGTGTACTTACGATTGCATAGGTAATCGCAGTGACAACACCAACCCTACGCGGGACAAGCTCGAGCGTCCAGACAGCGACGACTACGCATACGACATCGTTGCCGGTGACGGCTAACGCTGGTGATTATGTTGTCGTGCTTTTTACCGTGCACGATGACAGCATGGTCAGCGACTTTGGGGGCCTTACATCGGCAGGCGATGCGATAGTTACGACGCTTGGCAGGTCGTATCTATTGTATGGCCGACTAGCTGCATCGCAGACGACGCTTACCTTCACAACGGCAGTTAGCGATACGTCGGTCACTCTGATTTATCAATACGATCCTAATGCGAATTTAGTTGGTTTCGATTCAGCGACTGGAAACAACAGTTCACCTGATCCACCGATACCGACAATTGGCATTGGTGCCTGCGATGAATTCGCTGCGTGTACGTGGCTTGGCAATGTATCGCTTTCGACTTATCCAACTGGATACAGCACGAGCCAGCTTACTAACAGAAGGTCGGCGGGCGTTCCGTATATCGGATCGGGCGCGGCTATAAAAGTTGTAACGACAACAGAAGACCCTGGCGTGTTCGCGTTATCTGCGAGTGCAGACTGGTTGGCGATATCATGGCAGGTTGAATACCTACTCTACTCGCCACCAATTACTGCTGGCACTGGTTCGTTCACGACAACCGGCAACGCTGTCTCGCTATCACGCGGTCAGCCTATCAGCATTGATGCAGGTACATTTGCTCTCACAGGTATTGCCGCAACGCTTGTGCGTGGCTTGCGACTCAGTGCTGACTCTGTCTCATTTTCTGTCACTGGTAACGATGTAACCCTCGCACGCGGATTGCAAGTCAGTGCTGGTGCTGCGTCATTTACATTGACAGGTAACGCTGTATCGCTATCCCGCACGAGAGCAC